GACCACAACCGTCCCGAACTCGACGGCTGGTTTAGGTCTCTGCACAGCAAGGGCGGCGCCTGGTGCTGCAACGGGGACGACGCCGAAGAGGCCGAGTGGGACACTGCCGGAGGCAAATACCGCGTTCGCATCGACGGCCAATGGATCGACGTTCCAGACGAGGCGATCGTTGAAGGGCCTAACCGCGTCGGCGGGGCGCGGGTTTGGTCAATGCATCAGGACGGCAAACCTGCCGTTCGGTGCTTCCTGCCGGGGTCACTCATTTAATGGCGGCCGCGACGACGACGGACGAAGAGTTCATCGCGTTATTTGATGCTGTCGGGGCCACGAAGACAGCGAAAATCTTAGGGGTGCAAGAGCACAACGTCTACAAGCGGCGCCGCAGACTGGAGGCGACATTCGGGACCATCTTGGCACCGAGCAGGCCAAGGCCAGTCATTCCTGGGCGCATTCCGTTGGATCTGAAGAATGGGACGGTGCTCATAGGCAGCGATTTCCACATCTGGCCCGGCGAGCCGTCGACTTGTCTCCGCGCCTTTAAGAAGTTCGTCGCTGACATCAAACCGTCCGCCGTCATCCTCAACGGCGATGTGATGGATTTTCCGCGGATCAGCCGGCATCCTCAGAATTGGGAAAGCGCACCAGACCCGCAGGAAGAAATTGAGGCGGCGCAGGACCATCTCAACGACATCGTGCAGGCGTGCAAGCGTGGCACTCACAAGCTGTGGACTTTAGGAAATCACGACGCGCGTTTTGAACTGATGATTGCCAGCGCTGCGCCGCAGTACCGGGGTGTGCGCGGAGTGCATCTATCAGACCACTTTGGTTGCTGGCAGAAGGCAATGTCCTGCTTCATCAACGAGGGCATCGATGGCGGGGCTACGATGGTCAAGCATCGCCTCAAGGGCGGGCAGGGGGCCACCCGAGCAAACGCGCTCAATGCCGGCGTCAGCGTCGTTACGGGGCACCTCCACTGCCAAAATGTTCGACCGCTTTCTGACTATCGTAGTTTTGACCGTTATGGCGTTGATACTGGTTGCGTGGCTGACAAAGAGCATAAGGCATTCGGCTACACGGAAGATGCACCGCTCGACTGGCGATCTGGATTCGCACTCCTAACTTACCGAGACGGAAAATTGCTCTATCCCGAGCTAATAACAAAGTGGTCTGACAACCAAGTCCAATTCCGGGGGCAATTAATCCGTGTCTAAGAAGCGCGACGCCTATTACCAGGTCACAGACGGCGAATGGATCGTTGTCCCGAAGCGTGGCTACAAGGAGCAATGCTGCGATTGCGGGCTGATCCATAGGCTCAACTTCAAGATCGATGAGAGGGGCCGCATCCACATTCAAACATTCCGCGATCACCGCGCCACGGGTGGCGCAAGAACGAGGTTTAGAGAAGAATGATGAGCCCAGCTCTGGTATGCTTCGTAGGCGTGATTTACGCCTATATCGCTGCCGAACAGTTCTATCTCGAGAACCCGTCAATGGGCGTCGTCTATGCCGGCTATGCATTCTCCAACATTGGCTTGTGGTGGTTAGTGCGATGAGCGGGCAAATCAGCTATTTTAAGTATGTTCCTCATGGTTTCGCGCACGTATGGGAGGCGGCGGGGTGGGTCAAGACAGAAGCATTGAATGGGACACATCACGACCATTACTCGGTGCTGATGCAGGCTGGGCCGAGCTGCAAGCTGGACCCGGCGGGAGAGCCGATTTGCCCTCCGCTGGAGACCGCAGCATAACGGTGGCTGTGGTCGCGTGCGTTACCGTTGTTGAAGGTGAGATTACCCTGATGCTTGGTCCTGGCGATCACTCCTGCCAGCGCTGGCGCCTTTCGGAAGGTCTCGCCGATAAGATCGAATATGAGCTGGCATCGGCCCGGATGAGGCGCCGCTAACCTACCCACAACCTGACCTGACCAGCCGCCTTAACGGGCGGTTTTTTTCGTGCTGGAGAACACATGCAACTTGGAAAAATGGGCGCTCGAGGTGGCTTTGGGTCCGCCGGTGTCCTTGGGTCAGCGAGTAACAATCTGATCAGTTACGCGCCAGCAATCGATCAGCCGATTGTGACTTCAGGCGGCGGTGCGGCATCGTTCCCGACTATGACGCTGCATCAAATGAAGCGGATCGGAGACAATACGACCGCCGTCGATATGGATGGTGACACCAAGTTTCGTTATCTCGGAATGCCGACCGGCGTCCTGGTTCCGGATGCCGTCAACACGATGGTCGTGTCCTCGCTCATGCCGGGCGGCTCCGCTCAAGCCCGGACGTGGGATACGCAGATAGAGATGCTGACTTCGTCCAAGTACATTGCCATGTCTTGGACTCCCACGGTTTCGACGCCGCTTGTGCTTATCATGGTCAACGGCAAGTGGATATCGGCGGCGTTCAACGTCACGGCAACGGCCGGAAGCGGCAGTTTTGTCATGCTGGAATTCCCCGATAACCGTGCTCGTCGAGTGAAATTCATTACCTCTGGTGGCAACAAGATTTTCGGCTTCAGGACTGAGCTGGCTTATCCCCCGACGCGCCCAACTGGCAACGACAAGGTGCTGGCAGTGGTTGGCGACAGTCTTTCCGCTGGCTCTGGAACACCGCCAACGGGCGCTACGTTTCTCGATGTTTGGCCGCATGCCGTCGCTAACATTCTTGGTTTTGACCACTGCTGCAATGCTTCAATCGGCGGCACGAAGTGGGTGGCGGGAGGTGCAGGCGACGTAGCTGTCTCCCACTTCGGAGGAGGTCGCATCACTCCCTTGTTGACCACAAACCCAACGGCCATCGTGTTTGCAGGTTCACGGAACGATAGTTCTGCGGATCAGGCCGCGCTCGATGCCATCACATCGGCCGTGAGTGCGGCGATGGATGCGGTCTCGACGGTCACGAAGCGCTTTGTGATGGGGACCTTCACAGTACTCAGTCAGAATGCAGCCGTTCAGGCAGGAGCTGTGGCGAAGAGCGTTCCGTTTGTCGATATGACTGATGGATTGCAGGCATCAGATCTTGGAGGAGACAATATTCATCCAACCTATGTAGGCGCTGTTAACCTGCGGACTCGCATAGTGCCGGATCTGCGCGCGGCGGGCTGCGTTCCGTAGCCCCCGTTTCATGCCCTCACGGCTCCACGATGATCCGCTCTGACTTCCGCAGCGCGGCTACTTCTGCATCTTCTTAAGCAGCCCCGCGGCTTCCTCTATCGACAGAGGCCGTCCCTGCATCTTCTTCGGGATGGTTCTCGCCATGGACGGCGTCAGGGCGTGCATCTCGACGAACTTGCCCTCAAGCCCGGCCATGCTGGCTTTCAGGCGAGCCATGAGCAGGTCGCCGGATTCCTGGATGAAGACGGTCTTGCCGGCTTCGGTCTCGGAGACGATCCAGAAGAGGGGCATCAACCAGTGCCCATCCTCGGCCGGTCGAAGTCGGGGCGAACGTCGGCGCCGCGATGCCCGCACTTCTGGCAAACGAACTTGGGCTCGAGGTCGGACAGCCTCAAGTCATCAGGCCATTGAGCAACCGTTTCGGGCGGGATCTTGATGTGGTGGGCGCAGCGGTAGTCAGCGCAGTAGACGAGCAGCCCGCGAGCCCCGCCTGCGCGCATCTCGGCCAAGGTAATCTTCTGTTCCATCCCGCATGATTCCGCGCGGGAGCAGGGTGGTCAAGGCCGGAACAGGCTCACGACGATCGCGACCAGGATCAGGGCGAGCATGCAGTAGAAGGTGAAGCGGCCGCGGCGGTACATGGGTGGTTGCTCAGGGACAGGGAAAGACCCCTAGTTATGGGTCTCTGACGCGAACCACTCGTTCGCTGGGTTCCGGCTATCCCATAGCCGATGCGTGGTCGGGCTGATGCGCTCGCCTGCAACGTGATCCGCGCAGTCGAAGCAGACGCCGAAGCGCAAATCCTCCTCTGTGCCACAGACCTTGCAGTTTCCGATTTGAGCGATCGAGACGTAAGGCTTATTTGTCATGGCCGCTATCCTCCTTTGCCGGTGTGGCGTCGATCATGCTCTGCCAACATTCTTTGGCGGGAGTGTCCTCGAAGACGTGATCCTCTCGGAAGTTGTCATGCCAATAGCGCGCAAACGCTAGGCCCATTTCCTGCGTCGGCTCCCGGAGCGCCATCAGCACCGCCCGGACAAGCCTCTCCGTATCGATATACGTGCCGATCGGCAGTTCCGAGTCCTGGAGTACTTCGGCCGCGGCGATCCTGGCGCGCTTCATCACGTCCGTCATGGCACTTTCCCTCCTTGCCCAAGTGCGCCAGACCGCAGGGCCTCGATAACCGCGAGCGCGTCTTCGACCGCTTTGATGTCGCGGTCCCAGATGCACATATTGACGCCCCTTTTCTTGGCCGTTTTCATCGTTGCCAAGGTGGTCTTCAAGTCGTGCGGCGCCGGGATATTGATCATGGATTCCTCGTTTGTCGCTTAGGATCGCTCAGGCGGGTTCATGATGACGATCGGGCCGGGGATCTTCATCGCCTCAATGGTCGCCAGTTGCTTGATCACATAGTCTCGCTGGCGCCGCATCGGCTCGACAGACATATTGAAGCGCCCCCAAGCTTCCCTGATCTCGTCTTCCTCATCGGGGCCGGCATAGGCCCGGAGCCGGTCAATCCTCTCCCGCACCTTCGTTTCCTCTTCGGCAATGCGCCGGTCAAGGTCGGCAATCAGCTCGCGGGCCGGGCTCAAATCAGTCATCTTTCCCTCTCTGCTTATGACCTCGGTGGCTCTGACATGCGAAGCGCCAACGCAACTTCTTCCGATACGTCGCTATCCTCCTTTATGCCAGAGAACCATTTTCCGTCCTTCTCATAGACCATGGAAAGAAGCGCCGACCGGAGTTGCCGGATCTGATCCTTGAGAGATTCGATATCGTCCGTCATCTTTCCCTCCCTGCTCAAGAGCGCGGCACCTCGACCATAACGGTATGGTCCTTGAGGTGATCCGGAATCCCGTCAGTCGGGAGCATCGACGTCAAGCCGCCGCCCTTACGGATCTTGACGATTTCGCCGAGCTCGCGCTCCAGCTTAGCCTTGAACTCCGGCCAGTTGTCACCCGTAACCTCCGGAAGATCGGTCGGCATACCGGGGCACTGAGCTAGGATCGTGCGCTGCATCTCTTTCCAGAGATCTTTGCTGGCGAAGTGGTGCGTCCAGATCGGATGTCCCATTAGGTATTCGGCCGCTTCGTGCATTTCCTGAAACTTGCACAATAGCACGCCGCTCGACAGAGAGGCGATTACGGCGGTCGGAAAGTCTTTTGTCTCGGTCATGGTGGTTCCTCGTTGTTCGGTCACGACTGCGCGGCTGGGTCCAGATATGTCAACTGGATCTCTCGATGCGACTGACCGTCGTATTTGAAGGTCTCGATCCGCCGGCCGAAGTGCTTCAGGATAAGCTCGATGACCGTGGCCTTTTCGTCCTCGGATAGCTCACTGAATGATGGGTATTCAATCTTGGGCACGATGTTCTCCATTCGACAATGCGGGAGCCAAGCGGCGATTTAGCTCCGTCTCCAGTTCGCCCATGCGCTCGACCAGATATTCTCCAGGCGAGCCGGACATGCCCTCATCCTCAAGGCTTTCGCGGAGTTCGCGCCAGCGTTGCGCAAGCACATCGAGCTCGTCGCTGATCTGTTTGACGCTCATGTATTTTGCCGACTGCGGCGGAATCCATCCCATGGGTCTAGCCCTTCCTACTGAAGTGCGTGGATGCGTTCGAAGACGTGGAATACTAGCTGGCCTCCCATAAGGAAGCCTGTGCCAACATACCGCGCGCCTTCTGGGGCTGGATGCCCGGTGCCGCATACCGCGATGCGCCGCTTGCTGAGCGGCTTGCTCGGGTCGCATTTAAACCACACGCAAAGCTGCTCGTTCTGCTCGCGCGCAGTCAGAAGCTCGGCATCTTCCGGCACCTCGATATCCTGGACGTCGGTTGCCTTCAGAACTGCCTTCCAGATCGTAAACCCCATCAGAATTCTCCTTGCCGAACTGTGGAAGCCCCATAATCACGCGTTGGCTTCCTACCTGACCTTAAACCAATCTTGTAGGCGTGGCCCGTTACCGCGCTGACCGAGCGGCCTACCTCGGCAGCCATCTCTCTGAAACTAAGCCCTCGAAGTGCTCCGCTGCGGAGCTTCTCGTCGTCCTCCGGAGACCAATAATTGATCTTTGGTGGCCTGGTGTAGTACAGGCCGCGCGCAATGTTGCTGATTGTGCTCTCGGTCACGCCGTACATCTCAGCTACGGCCCGCTGAGTATTTGATTTCAAAAGCTCCCGAATCTTGGCCGCCTGCTCAAGGGTGAAATGGCCTCGGTTGCCCAGTCGATGCTTGGGCTGCGTCCCGTGGATGACGCAATCTGCCATGTTTTCGGCGAGGGTTTTCCATTTTAGGTGCCTTGGGTGTACGCAGCCAAGATGGCCCTTGCCACACGTATGCGCAGCGTGATGCTCCGGCGTCGGCGGCTCGCCGTTCACCAGCTTGCACATCAGGCGGTGTGCATATTGGCTCTTGCCGAGATAGCCGATCCACCCTCGGCCGCACTTGTCGCGGAACCAAGGCCAGATAAGGCATTGCCCATCGTCTGGATCGTCCTTGTGAGACACAAGCCACTGATAGTTTTTGCCTTTGCCTTTAACCGCCATTCCAGTCCTGCTCCGATATGGTGGCGTGGTTGCCCCGCCTCACCGCTGAGGGGGGTCTATCGAGCGCAGCGTCGCGGCCAGCGCGTTCAAACCCTCCTGCGTGTCTACGTGATAGCTTCCGACGCCAAACCCGCCGAACCACTCGCGAGGCGACGGACAGCCGCAATGACCTGCAACTCGCACTTCTTTCCCGTGGGTTGCGTGCAGCTTTTCAGCCGCCTCGACGGGGATGCCTGGGCCTTCCGCAACCCAATAGTACCAAGCACGACGGAAGCTCCATCCGGCGATTCCGCCCACGGCCTTGGACGGCACCTTGGTACGGTTCGGCGCGAACGGCATCACATAGGTCTCGATGCCGGCGGCCTCTAATTCCGCCTTGGCGATTGCCGTGACCTCTTCGAGGTCGGCGTCAGAGAACGGCTCGGATCGGGCTAAATTTTTCATAGGGGGGGCTTCCTCGTTGTTCACATCGCAGGGCGTCAGCGGGCCAACCGCGCCAGCGACTTCTCGATCTGGTAGTCGAGCGTCTGTCGGCGGTCCTTGGCCCACTCGGGGCGGGCATAGGTCTGCTTGTTCTCCAACTGCTCAACCAGGGTAGAGATGTTGAGTCCGGTCGGGGTGTCGGCACCGACTGCCTCGCGCTTGATGATCAGGGCGGCACGGGTCTCGGTGAGGGTGGTCATGCTGTGTCTCCGATCGGTTGTTCAATGATTTGGCGGAAAACCTCGATCATCTGGTTGGTGGTCATCGGGGCATCCAAATTGCGCCGCCGAGATGGACGCCTACGGCGGTTTTCCAAATCTCGTTTCGTTCCCTGATTTTCAGTGGTGGTCATCGGCTCCGCTTTCCATGTAAGTCGTTGGAATTGTTGGATAGGGCAGAATTCCCAGGGCTTTGCCTAATCTTCTAAGTCGTTACTGACACTATCATATTTCTCGATTTGGAAAACATCTTTGTTGCTGTTTTCCAAATCTTGATCTGTTCTCGCACGCTGCGCCCACAGGAAAAGGATCTTGTTCTCCTGATCCACATGCCGCGTATAGTGCGCGCCCATGCGGGTATCGCGGTCGCCGAGCGCCGCCGCCACCTGGTCGTCATTGGCGCCGGTCAACCGCTTGATCTCGGCCGCGAAGGTCACGCGCAGGCCGTGCTCGGTCAGGCCCGGATCGACCAGGCCATCAGTCGCCAGCTTGCGCAGGAAGTTGCTGGACGCCTTCTGAAGCTTGTACGGCGTCGCCCACGGCTTGCCCTTGCGCAGCGCGATCGGACCTGTCGCGTTCAGCGGCCGGATCGATTCCAGATAGGCTTGCAGCTCGGGCGAGGCCGGCAGCCAGTGCGGCTCCGAGTTCTTCTTGTGGCGCATTCGGAAGCACATGCCGAACCGCTTGTCCGGCTGGTAGTTCTCCCATGTCACGGCGACGATGCTCTGGCTGCGATAGCCGAGATGCCGCGCCAGCATATAGGCGGTCTTCAGCTCGGGGCGGGCTCGGGAAATGACTACCTGCCACTCCTCGGGCCGCCATTCGCGGTTCGCCTCGGGATTGGTCTTGGAGGCCCGCTTGATGCCGAGTGCCGGGTTGATCTTCATCCAGCCGCGCTGCACCGCGAGCGCGAACATGGACGATAGCGCCGTCACCATCTTGTCGGCGAACGCCGGCCATTTCTCGCGGACGCACTTGTCGCGCACCGCGTAGATGTCCGCGGTCGTCAGGTCCGTGAGCGGGAAATCGTACTCGGGCTCCAGGTATTTGAGCCGGTCGCTATATTCTTCCTGCGTGGTCTTGCTGAGATCCTTGAACTCGTTCGACTTCAGGAACCATTCCACCAGCCAACCCAGGCTCTGTTCTGGATAGGTCCGCTTGCGACGGCGCACATTGTAGGCGCCGATCATGTCCGGCTGCGCCAGCCGCTTCCGGAGCGCCTCGGGCGATCCCTCAAACCCGCGCAGCAGCGCGTGTCCAGTCGCCCGGACATAGACGTAATACTTGCCGCGAGCGCGGGCGATCTTAAGGCCTTCCAGCCGCACCTTGACCACCTAGTCTCTCCCCGAACCGTCGTCCTGATGGGGAAGATTGCTTATTCGGGTCGAGGGCAGAAAGCCAGCCGTCGAGGCTGGATCTCAACCATCGGTTCCCGCGTGTCGATTCCGTGAGGGAGATCGGCTTAACCGGGCAGGCGTTCTTGAACGTCACGACGGACAGGCCGCAATATTCGGCCGCCTCTGCCAGGTTCAATGCTGCCGGCCACCTTTCATTCATGACTGACTTGCCTCAGTATCTTTAGTGACTTGGTGGTGTGCCGGAGGGTGTGCCTGAGCTTCCACGACGGCTCGCAAATGGTCGATGACGCGGGATAGAAGCTTGCGCTGTTCGATCCTCGAATACTTATCGAGGTGAGCGGACATGGCGGCGGCGTCGCAGAGCAGCTTGTGTTCTGGCGTCAGCTTCATGGCTCTTTCCCTGTTCCCACAGCAATCACAGGCCCGTACTTCGGCGGAGTCGGCAAAGCGTTCCAATCGCCTTCGTGGTCGCCATTTTCGAAGCAGTCCTGGCAAATCCACTCGCCATCCGGCAGAACGCCAAGAGCATCAGTTTCGAAATGGCCGCAACCTTCCGGATTGCCTTCCGCGCAGCTTGCGCAGACGTACATGATTTTGCGCTCGGTCATGGCTTGCTCACATCTTTCACATCACCATCAGGCTCCGCTCCGGGATGGTAGATGTTGGCATTGACTGTGATGTTGATCGGCGCCCATTTCAGCGCGCGGCAAACCATGGCAAAGCCAAGCGCAAAGATCGATCCGCTGAGGCCGAAGAACGCGGCGAGCCGAATTGCCGAAAGGAAGGGATCGGCGGCGTCAGACATCGGTGTTCTCCTGGGGAGTGTGCTTAGCCCGAATCTTCTTGGCGATCAGTTCGCATGTCTCATCTTGGATGATGTAATGATCGGCGTTCTCGCTGGCGTAGGTATGGGCTCGACCGCCGAAGCAATTCTCAGCGATCTTTGCGCATTTCTCCCGCTCATCCGCCCTAGCCGCGGCAATGGCATCCCACGCGCGGGCCTTATCGACCGCATCGTTGTAGCGCTTCCAGTCGGATTCACCCATCCACTGGCATTGCCGGGCATCGCGCTCGCTGTCGCAGATGGTCTCTCCGGCGTTCGGCTCGGTGCCGCAATATCGGCAAGTCACATTCGGCGCCATGCTATTCCCCCTCCTGAGGTGCTGAGTGTTGCGAAGTCACGGTGGACCTGGGGGTGAGGCAATGACACTCGGCCACCCCCTCTTCACACTTCTGATATCGTTCGCAATATTTGCGCTCGTTCTCCGCTGGTGGGCTTGCTGCAAGCGACGCCTCGTAAAACGGAAGGTCTCGCTCAACTCGGAGCCTCTGGGCGTCTTCACCGCGGCCATAATTCATCAGCCAGCTATTGCGACCGTCATGATCCGCTGGAAGTTGCAGGATGAGATCCTCCGCCCACTTCTGGCGGTCAAGGCCGCTCTGGCGTTCAGGAGCTGTCGCGTAGGCCATCTATCTCTCCTGTGAATTAGTGGGCCGCCAAATGACGACCACGCTGGCGAAGAAGCCCGACGCGCGATAGGGGCCTCCTGTTAGGAAGCGGACGCGACCGCGGAGGTAACGGACCTCAGCGCGACCAACCACGTCCTCATGCCACCAAGCGAGGTCTGTAGAGGCCGGGAGCAGCCCGACGATTAGCGCGCCGTTCTGCTGCTCGAGCCGAGCCTTCTTCGTCCAGGCGTAGACCTCCTTGCCATAGGGCGGGTTCATGAACACCCGATGGTTGGCCCAGCTCTGCTCGAGTCCGTTCTCCGCTTCCGTGAAAAACTCGGGGCACTTGGCCGTTGCTGTCGTGCAACACGGATCAAGAGTGAAGTTGAACTCCTCGTCCAGCGGCTCGAAGATCTCCGGCGGCGTCTCCCAATGGCGACCATTGCCGTTGTAGCGTCCGTTATTCTTCGCACGAACGCCTCCGAGAACTGCCGGATTATCGCTTGCTGCGATGGTGCGCCTCATGCCGCGCCTCCCGGTTGGGGGGGGTAGTAATGGCAAACCTCCCAGGCTTCGTAATTAACTATCCCGCGCCTTCCGATATAGGTTTCGTGTATTTTCCGAGTGATGGCGGCTTGCCCAGCTGCGACCAGGCGACGTGCGCGCGCCTTCTCGGAAGCGAGGCGGGCAATCCAGACGCTTTCAGTAACCATTTTCGGTCCCCCCGCACGGTGGGCGCGTCACCGCCGAACCGGCTGAAGTCGTGTGAGGACAGCCGAACCGGCTGCATAGATGCAAACCAATGTCAGGCGCTGTAGGAACGTGGCGCCAGAGGCACCCGGTATGGTCCAAGCAATCGGCGGGTCGCGGCTTCTCCGGCATCGGGACTGTATGCGGTGCCGGGCGCGAGAGTGGGGATGCGAGGAGCGGCATCCAGTGCGTTGGCGGCCGGCTGTGACAGTCGCCGTCATAGGCGTAGTACCAAACGCCTCCGTGTTGATAGACGGCCTCCAAGTGCGGCCTCTCCGGCCAACTATCGGCCCACGTCGCCAAGATTTGCGTGCCGTCATGAGGTGCCGTCTCGATGGGCTGCCACAATGACTGCGGTTCACTGCGGGTGACCAGCTTTTGAGCCAGTTCCAAGGCGGTCTCATAGCTTTGACCAACGGTCGCGTACTCGTTGTGGAAAAACTCCGCTATATCGTTATGGTCCTCGTCGTGAATGAGGATGGGGCCTGCGTGGCGCTCCGAAGGCTCGCTGATGTAGAGCTTCATTTCAGCGCCTCCCGCAAAGCATCGCCGCAGGAAAGCTTGATACCTAATTCGTTCTCGGTGTTTTCGATGTAGTTGAGAGCTTTGAGCGCCGCTGACTTCAGCGCGTCAGGTTTATCCCGGTCCCAACACGCGTTGTATTGGTCTGCCCAAGGCGTGATGACCGCTGCGCCGCAACCGGCATCGGTAGTGCCGGCAGATGAGTGCTTGAGGGTGAGCCAGCCATCGGCGCCAACCTCGCACCAATCTTGCTTCGTCTCGACCGGAGCGGCCAGCGGCTGGGCGGCATAAACAGGAAAGGCTCCTTTGTCGTTGCGGTCGCAGAGGACGGTTATTTCTTCGCCATCCACATAGTAAGTGTAGAGCCACGCGACAGGCTCCAACGTTGGTTGGGCAGGAGGGAAAGTGCGGTCGTTCCAGCGCATTGTCGCTTCTGGTTTGGTTTCCTCGCAGACATCCAGATTCGCCGTGCAGTCGCCGCAACAGACCGACCACTTCCTTTCGTGATCAATCCAGTTCTCATAGAAATTGGCTTCGCCTCCGCAAAATGGGCACGGCAGAAGCTGTGCAGCGCTGTCAGCGGAAGAACGATTGTCCGTCATGGCTTCACCTGTTTGACGCTGATGCTGCGCTTAAGCCGACGGCACCACATGCGGACAATGGTCCCATCCCCGTACTCGACGGTGTTCATCATCTCTTTCTCCTTGTGGAGGATCATGTCCTTCGCCGCGTCAACCGCGTCGTTGAAATATTCCGTGTCGCACTCGATGACGAATTTGCCGAACATGGGGAGGGGCCTATTGCGGAGAGGAGAGGGCGGAAGGGGGAGGGTCGCAATCAAGCGCGTATCCGCCGCCGTAGTTGTGGTCGGCAAGAAACTTGGCGATGCCGCCCGGATGTCCGGTCGCGATGGCAATCAGCTCCGAGAGCCAGGTCACCGGGACCTCGTCCCGATGCACGACGACACAAGACCAGCCAACATCAAGGCGAGCCATACCCTCTGTCTCGCCGGCTTCAATCTCGAAGAAGCAGCCGCCCCTTGCGCCCTCGCCAGCGTATCGGTTCGGACAAATATGCTTTGCCATTGCTAGGCTCCTGAGTGAGGCGATGAGAGCGCGGAAGCCCTGCCGGCTTCGAAGGCGCGGCCAATCTCGGCGATGATGAATTCGCGCTCGCGATCCGAGGAGCATTCGAGCCAAGGACGATTGCCGGCCAGAAACTCCAGCAGCTCCCGGTGAGCTATGATCTGCGCCTTGCGGATGGCTTGTCGGTAGCGCATTTCCGGCGTCAACATGCTTCGACCCTTGTGATGATCGTTGTGGCTGGAGAAGCAGGATTCGAACCTGCGACATCCTCGTTAACAGCGAGGCGCTCTACCGCTGAGCTATTCTCCATTGATGGTTTGGCAGATGCGGACGGAATCGAACCGTCTCCCTCGGTTTTGGAGACCGATGTGCTACCGGAACACCTCGCACCCATATTCATGATTGAACCTCTGCGAACATGCCGGCATCACCACGGATTCTGCGCTCAGCCATGGCGGCGTAATCGGGGTTGAGTTCGATTAGGATGCAGTCACGCCCCAGGCGATCAGCAACAAGGCCAGTCGTGCCAGAGCCGCCGAAGGGATCGAGAACGAGACCACCGGCCGGGCACCCTGCCTTAATGCATGGTTCGATCAGATCGGGCGGGAAGGTGGCGAAGTGTGCCTCCGAAAATGCGATCGTCGGAATGCTCCAGACCGAGCGGCGAATCCGGGTTGTTACCTCACCCTTGATCGCTTCCCATCCCTCGTGTCGAGCCTGCCACTTCTCGCCAGCAACCAGCTTTTCAGACTGCTTGTTGTGCTTCTTGGCGAGGTCTTTGATGATCTCGTTCGGCCGCCGTGACCGCGCCCTTGCGCCAGTTATGCCGCTCTCATAGGCATCCTGCTTGAAGCCTCCGGGCTGGCTGTCGATTGTCGCCTGGGCGTACCGCGCCTTGCTGCTTTCCGCGATAGGCTCGGAAATGGCTTCTGTGTCGTAGAAGTACCGCTCGGCCTTCGAAAGCATGTAGATCATTTCGTGGGCCGGGGTAGTCCGGCCGCGAGCCGGCGCTGGCATCGGGTTTGGCTTGTGCCAAATGATCTCGTCCCTGATGTACCAGCCGTCGTCGCACAGCGCGATTGCAAGGCGGGCAGGGAGCAGCATTCGGTCTTTGGGCTTTAGGCCCGGCGTCCTGGTGGCGGAGCCTGTCTTCGTCCTGATCTGCGCTGCTTTGATCTGGTTGGCGGCCATCGCCGAGACGTTCGCAGCGTGCTTGCCGGCATGTTCGCGGGACTGCGCGCCCCAGGAGCCAGCATAGGCGTCGCCGTAGTTGAGCCAGACCGTGCCGTCCTCACGAAGAACGCGGCGCACTTCCCGGAACACATCCACCATCAATTCGAGATGCTCAGGCAGCGTTTCCTCAAGCCCGATCTGCCCATCGACGCCGTAATCGCGCAGCCCCCAATAGGGCGGGCTCGTCACCACGCAATGCACGGACTCGGCCGGCAGGGTGCGGAGGACTTCGCGGCAATCGCCATGTCGGATAGTAACGGTCAATTTCAAATCCCTTTATTCACAGGGGCACGGTGGTGTCGTAGCGTCACCGAGCACCGGGTCAGATCTTCAGATTCGAAATCCACCATCCGAGAAGGCCGAGGATGATTACGAGGCCGCCGATAAACATGAGGATGGTCATCTTTCTCTCTCCGCGTGGACGATCTCGCCGTTGAATTTTCGCCAGGCCCGAATGGTGCGAGGCTTCTTGATGCCGCTGTGCTTGGCGCGGACGCGGTAGTCCTTCGACTTCTGCGCCAGATCCTGAGCCGTCTTGACCTTGTGCGGCTCGACAAGAGCAGGAGCCAGATTGTCTTCACTGTGGCGACCGCCATTGCAGAGAGCGATGATATGCTCCAACTGCCATTTATCTCCCGGCTGAATCTTGCGGTCGGAGAGATAGCAAACTCCGCTATATCGCTCGAAGACACGAAGCCTGACGCGCGGAGGAACGGGCGCATCGTCCGTTTTCCCAATCCATATTTCGACCTGACGGCTCATATGTGTTTCCAGGTTTTGCGGTGAACGATGTGGGCTATGGTCCCCTTGTCCACACCATAATCGCGCGCCAGGGCTCGTTGAGATTTCCTGCTCGCTCTTATTTCTAGAACCTGTCGCTCGGTCAGAACGGATTGCGGCAGATCTTCTCCCGCGAGGCCAGGAATGCGGATGCGCCCCTTTTCAGCGCAATCTCTCATGTTGTCCGCCCTCGTTCCTTTGAACAGGTGATCTGGGTTCACGCAGCAGCGAATATCGCAGGTATGGCAAACATCAATTGACGATGGCAGCCGCACTCCATGCGCTACTTCATAGGATAGACGGTGAGCCCTGGTCGTTCTTCGGCCCACGTTAACAACGCCGTACCCATTCGGCGCTGTCGCATTCATCCAGAACCAGCAACCCGAATTCGGCTCTGGAATGCTTCGATCGAGGAAGAACTCTGTGGTGTATGGCGCGCCACGGGACTTTCGGCGCACACGCGGAGGGGCTGGTGTGTCCGGTGTCTTTCCGATCCATTCTTCGACCTTGCGGCTCACAGCCTGGCCTCCGTCCGCTTGGTGGCCTCGTGCGACTGCCACTCCGAAAACTTCATTCGGAGGTATTCCATCTGAACCTTAAGGCGGTTCGCCGCGCGCCTGGCGTTGACGATGGACTCGACATGGCGCTTCCATTCGGGAGAAGCCTTGACCAGCGCCTCAGCCTTGTTGACAGCCATCTCCCCAAGGCCAAGCATCCGCTCAGCCATCACGGCAGACTTGGTGTCCTCAAGGATTGTTGCGGCAGCATCGGCATCGACCCATTGCTTGGCGACGATGCGGAATTGCTCAGACCATGGCAGGTTGTCGGTCATGCTTCCCCCGAAGCGGACTTTCAAAACGGGATCGTGTCCCCGTCCATATCGTCGTTAGGAATGATGTTCTGTTTCGCCGGCATGCGTCCCGACGAGATCGGATCAGGCCGCCGCTGCTGGCGCTGCGGCTCCTGCTGGCCCGGCTGCTCATCTTTCGGGCGAACCGTGAAGGACAGCGACGGCGAATCCGGCGAGGCGCCTTCCTTGCGCTTCCAGGCGTTTAGCCAGTATTCGACGCCATTGACGTTGATCGACCCTGTGAAGTCGGCGTCCTGCTTGTCCGGGCGCTTCTTCTTGTTCGGCCAGATCGAACCACGGTTGGTGTTGTCGTAAGCCATCAGGCTGCTTCCTTCTGCTTCAGGTCCAAAAGCTGCTCTTCACACTGAAGCCGCAGCGTGTCCTCCCAATCCTCCGGGAGCATCTTGATCCGCTCGACGTTGGCCTTCATCCAAGCCTTGAACGTGTCGAGCGATGAGCAAGAGCGCATCTCGTCCTGCAATTTGGTGTAGACGCCCTTCGCATCCTTCTTAGCGAGGCGAGCCAAGTTGCCATTCGCCGTCTTGTTCGCGAACTCGTCAGCCTCGGCCTCCGAGTAGAGGTCGCCATGGCATGTCAGAAGCTTGAGGATCACGCGATCACGCGCCCTCTTTTCGGCCATTGCCACGGGGTAGCTGTTCTTGTTGTTGGCCGGCGAGGCCTCCCCAAACGACCACTCTTCGCGCTCTCCGAGTTTGCCGAAGGCGCAGATGACAGCGGTTTTCGCGGCGAGGTCGCAGAGCTGCACCGAAGGACGCAGCCAAACAATGCCCTGCTCAATTGCGACGCGCTCAAGCGCCTTGTGCTTGACGACCCAGGTTGACCCGTGGACCTCCCAGATTTCATCGCTGGCGATGCCGTATTTCGCCATGAACTCTTTGACTGCGGCAGACGGATTACCCATTGTTCCTCACGACGCTCAGTTGGCCCAGCGGGCGCTTCGGCACTTCCAGCGCGACAATCAGCCGGCGAATTTGCTCGATGTCCTCGCCCTCGAAGACCGAGAGGATCAGCTTGGCGCGGAGGAGGATTTGCGCGATCCCGCGAGCTTCACGCTGGAGGAGGGGCTTCTGGTCGGGATCGAGCGCCAGAATGGCGAGGTCGGTCATCTCCTCGGCCATGCGATGAACGCGCTCCTCGACAAGCTGCTCGGGAGTGCCGGGCTCGCAGTCGTCGGCCATGACGCGCGAGATTTCCTGGAGTTGGCGATCGAATTCAGACATGACCCCCATCACAGCACCCACTTCGCGATTGAGAACACGCCAAGCCCGGCGATGAGGCAGGCGCAGAAAAGATCGATACGGTTCTCGGGGACGAAACTGGCTGGAGAAGCAGGATTCGAACCTGCGACATCCTCGTTAACAGCGAGGCGCTCTGCCGCTGAGCTATTCTCCAAAATCGTGCGGGCCATCACAGCTTCTCCGCTTGTTCGACAGTAAGGTCGGCACCAGTGACATGGTTGATGCGGATGATCTCGATTTTGACCACCGTGTCCCAATGCGGACCCTTCTCGACCAGTTCATGCACGTCGCTGATTTCGGAAACCTCGTGCATGACATCGATGATGCCGTGAGCAGTCCGGTAGTAGATGATTGCGCGCCAGCGGATGGTCACTTGAGCCTCCGTGCGGCTTCCTGCCGATCGCGCAACGAGAGGAACGAAGTGTCGCCGCCGTCGTGGAAGCTCTCGCAAAACCGCTCCCAAGCCCGCTCAGCCCTGTTCTGCTCGCAATTGTTGCAGACGTGCTCGCCGAACTCGTTCTCGGGATTAGTGGTCGTGGTGCCGTTGCACTCGTCGCAGATCCAGTTTTCCATCACTCGTACCTCCGGAAGGCATTTGCGAAGGCGGTCCCGTAAACCATCTCAACGAAGGCATATGCCTCAGGGCCGAGCTCTTCGTCGTCCTGCCCCCAGCGCTCAATGACGACCTTGCAAATCTCGTCGGTAGCGTCCCGGCTGGTGCCGGCCTCAAGCGAGATCGCGATGACTTGGCATAGGTTGGAATAGTCCGCGTCGACTTCCTTGATGACCTGAGCGCGGGTGAAAAGGTCGCCGTCGATCCACTTCTCCTTGGAGCCGCGGACCACGATGAACTGCTCAATCTGGCGGGCGCTGAAGTCTTCCGGCTGCCACTGGACGGGGCGAAGGTTGCTCGGCGGCAGGTGCTGGTTCATCGGCTGGTCTCCCCTGATCTGATTTGCTATGTGTACACCAAGCGTACATAGCCGGTCAACATAAATCGTACACCTCGCGTACGATTTTATTTTTGGGGGAGTTGGCCTTGCGAACGTACCGTGAACATTCCATATAGAAAAATGCCCGGCCTGATCGCGACATCAGCCGGGCTGATCTGGGTGGCTTGATGAACAAAGCCCAGACCGTTGGAGAGCTGGATATAAGACGCTTCGTCCCGCTCCGCAATGAATTTTGTTCGGCCCGGTACAAAATACCGATTGAGCTGCCGCCACCAGTTGCACCGGCCCGGCGATATCCGGGGACGCCGCGCGGGGGATCTTCGCCTTACGGGGACTTCCGACCCGAGCAAATGCCGACGGGGCTATGCTCGCATCTGGGACTTTTAAGGCAGTGTATTGCGTGCCGGGCGGCTGGCCCCCGATATAGGGCATCCCAGGTATACGCGCTATCCGCTCTCCTCAGACCGCTTGGCTGTACTGCCGGGAATAGCGGAAGGCGAGCTATTGCCTGCGAGCCTTGTTGCCCTCGCTCCAGGCCCACAGCAGGGTCTCAGGATCGGGTGGGAGGGGATCGCCGGGCTTTGGGGGTGGCGTCGTAATCAAGGTCGCCACGGACACGCCTAGAGCCTTGGAGATGCCTTCCATGATGGGCTGTGAGTAGGGAATACGGCCGTTCTCCATCCGGCCAATGCTGGCGTAGGTGTAGCCCTTCTCGCTGATCTCGTTCTCGCGGAGATAATCGGCGACGTGTTCAGCCAACTCCTCTTGGGACATCTCGCGGTACTCGCGCCAATCCTTAATGAACGTCCTCTGATAGAGCGGACGTAGCCTCGGTTGGACGCGGTTTGTGATTCTCTTAGCCATGTACGCATCATGCACGCTGTCCCCGAGACATTGAACGGCGCCAGGCGTACAAAGAGGCTTGACCGAAACTGTACGCTTGGTGTACAACGCCGGCATGCACCTCTCCGAATACATGGCCCTCCACAAGCTCGACGACGACGCCGTGGCGTCCGGCATCGGCAAAACCCGCGTCACTGTCAGCCGGATTCGACGCAGGAAGGTCCGGCCCGGTTGGTCCACGCTTGAGGCGATCAAGGCCTTCACGAAAGGCGCTAGCACCGCCGACGATTACGTGTCGCTGGAGGACGCTCAATGAGCGAGCTGCAACCGATCCAGAATGTTGATGGGCCGGGTGGGCTTCTCGTCGAGAGTGCGTCGGGCTTCCACAATCCCGACCTCCGCGCCGGCCAACGAAACAATCAAATTCAGTTGGGCGCCGCTTCCGATCGTATACCCGACACAGCGAAGGACGCCGTTGATTTTTCGGAAAGCTCCGAACCCGTCGAAGTACATAGTCGAAACGTTGGCTGCCTGAATCAGCAGTTCTTCGTCGTTCATGCTCAACCCCTTGCCCTAGAAAGGAGTGGAGATTTCGCACGGCCATTAACTCGCCACAAGTTAAAACCGGTGAGGCGTGGTTGTTACGGGGTATCCGCAGAGGTTGAGACAACTTTTATCGTTCCTAGCAATGGAACCTCAATTTGCGGGCGGCTTGTTTTTGGCGGCTTCCGTCAGCGCGATGACCAGCGCCTGGATTGTATCGGGCAGCTCGGAGAGCGGAATCGCAAGCCTCGCAACGACGACTCCGGTTGCGTTCTGCCGGCTGAAAAGCGTGATGCGAACGATGCCGTCCACGATTTTAACTTCGTGGATTCCATCGGCGAAAATTTCTTGGGCATTGTGAGGATCAATCACGTCCATCGTATTTCTCCTTGGAGCAATGCGTCATGAGGCAATTTGAATTGAGCAGCCCGCAGACTGTCGGGGCGGGGGAATCCTCTAACCAGTCTGCGGGCTCTCGTGGCACCGTCACGAAATACAATTCGGGTGCCGAAAACTCTTCTTCGCCGGCCATTCTCCTCCCTGGGTCGGCTAACTTGGCGCCATCATCGGCGTCCTTTTATCGTCGCGCGATAGAGCTGCTCAAAGCGCTCAATGTCGCGCAAGCGCTGCGCGATGTACTCCTCGCGCTCGGCGTCCTTCTTCTGCTTTTCATGGTTCTCGGCGCCATCCCGCTCGCTATCGGGATGATGCTGTTCGTTCAGTTCAACTAACAACCGAGAGGCGGCCAGGCCGATCGGTTGAAAAGAAAAAACTTCGTCGTCGTTATCGTGAAGTCGGGTGCGTGGGTAGGTTTGAGTGGGGTGCTTCATGGCAGGTGTATTTAGCCATGGAGGGTTGGAGTCGTGGAACCAAATGATGGTCGGAAATCGCCAATGAGTACGGCAGCAAACGCAACAACTCTTCCGCGATCAGCGGCAAAGTTTTTGGTTCGTCATCAGCACCGGCAGACTGGTTCGCGCATGGCCGCATACGCCTCTGTCGCGCGTTCTGTTGGCACCACCTCAGAGTGGCTACGCAAGTTTATTAAGGGGGACGAGGCAAAGGAACCCGGATGGACGGTTGGGTGGAACCTTGTCACCCACTGCTACGAGGTTCTGTGTACTCGCGTCGAACGAGAGATTGAGGCGGAGCGTTCTCTTAGTGAGGAGCTCAAGAGGGAAATCGATGCGGTTACTTCGCTTGTTGACAGAGTGGTGGCGCACGCGCCGGGAGCGCAAACGTCACGAGCGGTTTCTGGCCCGTCTTTGGGAAAAGATCCGTAGGCGCTGATCGGCCCGCCAGCGTCACCAATGCGGGCCAGTAAAGGAGCAGGGAATATGTCTCTCATGGAAAGCTACGCAGCCGAGCGCGACGCCCGGCTTGTTCGGCTTGGTGTGCGAGCAAAGCCGAGGTTCAGGGGTATCGACCCGGCCCCATTCTACCCTCAGATGTGGATGTGGAATCTGGTGACTCCAACAGGAGGAGAGCCGTCCGCTAGGCGCCCCTCGCTTGCTGCAATCACCAACGCAGTTTGCGAATATTTCCGGGTTCAGAAATGCGAACTGCTGTCTATCCGGATGACGGCCGAGCTCGTCTATCCACGGCAGATTTGTTATTTCCTGACGCGCAAGCTCACGACCGCCAGCTCTAAGATGGTCGGGAATTACTTCGATCGCGACCACGCGACTGTGCTGCATGGTGAGAAGAAAATCCGTAGGCTGGTTAGGGAAGACTGGCGCATAGCCTACGACATCGCCCATCTGGAGGCGATGCTGTGACCCCGCTCCACATCCTGATCAGGCGGATGCAGCGGCTCCCCGTCAAGCACCGCATCGCCTTCATCAAGTCGCTGCTGAAGGTCGAGAAGCCGTACAGCCAGCGCCGCTGCGAGCTTGAGGACTTGCTTCAGGTCGAGGTGCTGAAGCAGTTGCGCCGGGAGATTCGCGCGGCATGAACGTGGTTCTGACACTTCCGTTCCCGATCAGCGTCAACGCTATGTTTGCTGATGGGAAGACTCGCCGGCATAAGTCGCAGCGCTACTGCGATTGGCTTCTAGAGGCCGGCTATGTGCTGAACTCGCAGAAGCCGCCGCAGATCAAAGGACCATATCACATCACCTACGCCTTCCAGGAAGGCCAGGACAAGCGAGAGCGCGATGCCTTCAACTTGGAGAAGGGGGTCACAGACCTCCTCGTCAAGCATGGCGTCGTGGAGGGCGACAGCAACAAGTACCTGCGTAAAGGGTCGGTCGAATGGGACCGCTCAGTAACCGGCGTGCGCATCACAATCACACCGCTAGAGCAGGGAGTTATTTATGGAAGCGGGACACAACAGCCAGCTTAAGTCACTCGTTGAGCGCATCAACAAGTTGATGGATGATCGTGACGAAGTGTCGTCAGACATCCGCGACGTATTCTCTGAGGCGAAGTCGGTCGGTTACGATCTGCCGGCCTTGCGCGCGATCATACGAGCCCAGCGCGAGGACGCAGAGAAGCGCCGCAACAGAGAGGCGATGATCGATCTTTACAGCAGCGAGTTGGGGATCGACTGATGCCTCGTTATTATGATGGCCTTGATGATGATGGCTACGCCATCACAGAGCCCTACAAGAAGCCATACGTTCCAGGATCCGAAGCGGATGTCGGCGACTTCAATCCTATCAATATCGGCGGAGTATTTGGTGCCGTCGTGGAGCGCGCAAGAGCGGCCATGGTTGCGAACCGGACGGCCGATAGCCCTATTGAAACTATTCTGGGCGCCGCGATCTTCGTTTACTTCAAAGATCACGGCAAGCCGCTGCTGCTGTCTACTGAGCCGTCTGCGGCTGCGGGAGGGCTTCAGCTTTTGCCTCAGTTCAAATGGCTGATCTATAGGTCGGACTGGGCAATCTACAATCCGCGGACTACCGGCGCGCTTCTGATCGAGTGCGATGGCAAGGATTTCCACTCTAGCCCGGAGCAAGTCGAGCACGACAAGAGGAAGGACCAAGCCGCGCATGATCTCGGCTTTCTGACGATGCGCTTCACCGGGTCGAGGATCCACAAAGGCGCAGATAAATGCGCTGCCGAGATATTCGATTTTGTGCACGGGGGTGCCGGTGGCGCGAATTCGAACGATTAAGCCTGGTTTCTTCAGGCATGCAGACCTTTACGAGGCGGAGAAAGCCAGTGGGCTGCCGCTTCGCATTGCGTTTGCTGGCCTGTGGACCGCCGCCGATCGGGAGGGACGGTTCAAGTGGAGGCCGCGCGAACTGAAACTTGACTGTCTCCCGCATGACGAACTCGACTTTTCACGCGTGCTCGACGCGTTGGTCACGGGTGGATGGCTCGTGCGGTACGAGGTCGATGGCGTGCAATACGGCGCCATTCCGACATGGAAGGATCATCAGATCATCAATAATCGCGAGATGGCATCCGATCTCCCCGCGCCCAATGAAATCAACACGTTGACGCGTGAGGCACGCGTGGTTGACGCGATGGACACGCCACTTAAGTCTGCACAAGGGGAAGGGAAGGGAAGGGAACAGGAAAGGGAAGGAAAGATATCTCGGTCGGTCGCTGACGCGACGCGACCCGGTGTCGATTTAAAATTCGAGGAGTTTTGGAAGGCGTATCCCCGAAGAGACGGGCCGAACCCTCGCAAGCCAGCAGAGCAGAAGTTTGCGGCACTTGTCAAAACCGGCGTGGATCCGGATGCGATGATCCATGCTGCTAAAAGCCTTGCTGTTGAAGAATCCAAGCGGGGGAAGATCGGAACACAGTTCATCCCGCAGGCGATCACGTGGCTCAATCAGCAGCGATGGAGTGACCACGCAGCGACAGCCTTTGCGGCTGACGACGGTCTGATCGAGGTGCTGGATCAGATCGCGCTTGAGGCGTGGGACGCCTACGGCAAGACCATCGGCAGGACCTATCCTCGCAACAAAAAGGGAGGTTGGCGTTTCCCGTCGAAGTATCCGCCTGGATATGAATCCAACATCATTGCAGACGTTCAGAAGTTAACGGGGGCATCACATGGTTGATCTAGCCGAAACGACCTTGACGCGACGGCAGCGCGAAGTCTGCGATCTGGCAATCCAAGGTCTCTCGCATAAGCAGATCGCCCGGCAGCTCGGGATCACTCATCGAACGGTCGAGGATCACATTTACCACGCCTACAAGCTGTTCGGAGTGAACAACAAGGTTGGGCTGTTGTTCAAGATCATGGGTGCTCAGAATGGCGCGAGCTAAACGCCGGCAGCCCTATGACCCGTCCAAGGTTCATGACCGCAAGGCCACGGACCTATTGCGTAACGCAGTGGTCGCTCCGATCGAGATTGACGATCCCTTCGCTCTGGAGCCTGGAGAGAAGATCGTGGTCATGACCTCAGTTCGGGACATGCTGCCGGCGCTACGGGCTCGTCGGGTGATCGATGAGGCGCAGTATTACGCCGGCCGAGAGTTCGAGCGGTTTTTCTATCAGACGAATAGCGGCCTGAAGGCGATCAATCTTGAGAACCCCTACGTTGATACGAGCTTCAACGGAATAACCATCTCAGATGACCATTGCGACGCCGTAGAGGAGTTGAAACGGGCTGACCGTGCTTTGGGGCTCGAAGGATCATCGCTCATCAGGAACGTTCTAATCCACGGCATGAGCTTCATCCAGATCGCGGCATTGCATGGTATGGCCAGCGAGTTGGAAACGAAATACATAGGCCGGAGGTTTCGCGAATGCTTGGACACCTTAGCGAAGCATTTCGGTTTCGCAAACCGAGATTCCCAAGAGCGTCGCCAGTCATCTGGACCGCTCCAGCCCAAGGAGAGCGCGCGATGAACGGTGCATGGGATGAGGATTTAGCGGCTCTTAACGAAGAGAGGGCTAGGCGCGCCAACAAACCGGAGGACTGGTACCGGCTCGCTGGAATGTGGGCCTATTTGAAAGCTCTCGAAAATTGGGAATACATGTGCCGGACAGAGGCGTCGGCAACACAAAGGGCTGCTCGAAGAGTAAAATATACTGAAATTAATGCGGCGGCTGTGGTCAATGAAATTTGCGAGCGTCGCAAAATCTCAAGAGCCAAACTCTGTGAGGCGATCGGCACTAAGACCAGCACCCTTCAGCGGCTTATGTCGGGGGACACCAAGAGCCTCAACCTCACTACCTACAACAAAATTGTAGCGTGGGATAACTCGCAGCCATGAAATACTGGTACATACTGTGGGGCAGCATGCTTGTAGACGCTCTGATCGTCGGCATTGCTAGTGGATGATCCGTATCAATTCCGGTCCCTAGCAAAGTGTGGTGCCCGGCCCTTTAGGAAGTCATCCAACTGACTGATCAGATACTCTGCATTGGATTGGTTGATGATGACAGAGAAGACCGAGTTGTTCGTAAATATTTCAAGGATGCCAGTGTCTTCTGGGCCAGCCGCAACACCTGAGCCTTGGAATACCAGGCTGTCATAGACTTCGCGATCGGTATAGTCGCCGCTCTTTTTCCGCTTTGCCATGAGGCTTCTCCAAGCGAGGGCTCTTGCGAATCGTCTGTCAAATAATTGAGCGTGACTATGTTTCTGAGCTTCTACAGCCTAATTATGGCGCCTGCGAATTGTCCCCAAATCCGTAATTGCCCTGATGGACCGGACCAGCAAATCAGGGTACAAACGCCAACATCGCAAGAATTGTAACCCGCCCGGAGAAATCCGCTGGCGGGTTTTTCGTTCGGGCACCCTCAAGCGCACCGTTGAGCTACTCCCCCTGCCATAGGCCCTTTAGGTGCCTAGAGCTCCGACAAGCTGAGCGGTGCCCGAAACCCATTGAGAGCCGCATGAACTTCGCCATCCCGTCTGCTGTCGCCTATGCGGATCAGATCTGGACGGGGCTGATTTGCTTGGGCGCTTTTGCCGCCGGCTGGATTGTTGGAGGGATTTGTCAGCGATGACTCGTGAACAGATTATCGCTATTTCGAAGGCGGCCCTGAAGCGCTCACAAGAGCCAGGTTTCGCTCAGACACCTCCAAACCCGAAACACATCGCTCGGCTGGCTGAGTTGAAGGCGGCAAGAGCCGGTGCTGAGGAGGCCGGAGGCTGACATGGGCGATCTCGTCCACATCCGCGACTACAAGCGCCGCGAGGAGCAGGCGGCGGCAGACGCGAGGATTGCCGACAAGATCAGGGCGATCGGCCGGGCAGATGATACTGCCCCGTGCGAGATGCCGCCTGTGTGGCCGAGCTACGAGGCGCCAGAGAGTGATCCTGCGTGAAGCCGCCTAGACCGATCGCGCTGGGTTCAGGTGTGCATGTAGCCGCGCCAGTTCTTTTGCTCGCGGCCATTGTATTCGCTGCATTCTTGGTGAGCCTATCATGACCTACGCCGCCTTCGACTTCAAATCGATCAATCGCAAGCTCAACCGCCAAGAGCAAAAGGCCGAGTTCGAAGCGAAGGAAGCCAAGACCGTTCAATCCATGTACGGCTGGCCGTATGGGGTGGCGGTGCCGTATGGGCCTCAAGTCACTGATGAGCAGATCGAGAAGCTGAAAAAGCACATTCAGTCTCCGCTCAAGTCCATGGCGCATCCCGAATGGCCGTACACTGGCACGCCGCACGAGTGGCCGAAGTTCAAGATCTGACCCCAAGTTCAGTAAATGGCTAAAACTCCTACCGATATCCGATCTTTGGCGCGAAGCCACACAGAGGGCGCACTGGCTACCCTTGCCAGCATCATGCACTCGGCTGAAGCTCCGCCAGCGGCCCGCGTTGCTGCGGCAAACAGCCTTCTGGATCGTGGGTGGGGTAAGCCTGCACAGCCTATCGATGGCGACGGCGAAGGTGGGCCTATCGCAATCCAGGTGATCGTGAGAAAGATCATTGACCCGAAGTCTGGAAGTACCGACAGCTAGGGTTTTCCAACCGCTTCTACAGCCGGCCCGCGACAAGGGCGTTTGGGGTGGCCGCGGCTCTGGTAAGTCGCACTTCTTCGCTGGTTTGATGGTTGAAGACGCTCTCCGGTTTCCGGGAGAGGCGCAAGAAGGAATGCGGGCGATCTGCGGTCGTGAGATCCAGAAGAGCCTGAAGGACTCGGCCAAGTTCCTGATCGAGACCAAGATCAATGATTTTGGGCTTGGCGAGGTTGACGGTTTCAAGATCTTCAAGGACGTGATCGAAACCCCGAAGGGGGGCGTGATCGTCTTCCAGGGTCTTCAGGACCACACGACGGACTCGATCAAGTCGTTTGAGGGCTTTCACCGCTTCTGGGGCGAGGAGGCGCATTCGATCAGCTCGCGGTCGGTTGGCCTGATTCGTCCGACGCTGCGATGGGAGAATGTGAGGCTTGGGCTTCAGTCCGAGCTCTGGTGGAGCTGGAATCCGCTCCGCAAGGTTGACGCGGTTGATGCGATGCTCCGCGGCCCAAATAGGCCGACAGGGTCTCAGGTTGTCCGGGCCAACTGGTCCGATAATCCTTGGTTTCCGGCCGTGCTCGAGCAGGAGCGCCAAGACTGCGTGAAGAATACGCCAGACCAGTATGAGCACATCTGGGAGGGCGGATACGCCACGATCGTTGACGGCGCCTACTACGCCCAATGCCTGACCGAGGCTAAGGCGCAGGGGCGCATTTGCTTCGTTGCTCCTGACCCGTTGATGGCCTATCGGGCCTTCTTCGACATCGGCGGTACTGGCGCCAAGGCTGATGCCTGCGCAATCTGGATTGCTCAGTTTGTCGGGCAGGAAATCCGGATTCTGAATTATTACGAGGCGGTCGGCCAGCCGCTCTCAGCGCATGTCCAATGGCTGCGCAAGAATGGCTATGGCAACGCGGAAATATACCTGCCGCACGACGGCGCGACAAATGATCGCGTGTACGACGTTTCATACGAGAGCGCGCTGAGCGAAGCGGGCTTCTCGGTCACGGTTGTTCCGAACCAGGGCAAGGGCGCTGCGGCTGCTCGCATTGAGGCGACGCGGCGTCGTTTCCCGGCCATGCGGTTCAATGAATCCACGACCGAGCCAGGGCGCGATGCGCTGGGCTGGTATCACGAAAAGAAAGACGAAGATCGCATGATTGGGCTTGGCCCTGAGCACGACTGGTCGTCCCACGGCGCGGACGCGCTGGGATTGATGGCCGTTGTCTACGAGGAGCCGAGGTCCACTGCGGTCGTCTCAGAACCCGATGAAGACTGGATCGTCTAAGTGACCGAGAAGATGGACGATGACAGGCTTAAATCGCTCCTGTCGCAAGAGATCCATTCGGCGCTGACCTACGACGACACAGAGCTGTCGCAGAAGCGTGCCAAGGCGCTCGAATACTACCGCGGTACGATGAGCGACACGCCGGCCATGACCGGCCGCTCGTCGGTCGTGTCCATGGACGTTGCCGACACCATCGGCTGGATGCTGCCTGGTATCATCCGGGTGTTCACGGCCTCGGATCGCATGGCGATCTACGAGCCTGAGAAGCCGCAGGATGAGGAGTTTGCCAAGCAGGCCACGGACTACGTGAACTACGTGTTCACCAAGGACAATCAGGGCTATCGCATCATGTGGGATGCGACACACGATTCCTTGCTGCTCGGCAATGGCATCGTCAAGCATTGGTGGGATACACAAGAGGAGATTGAGACCTCCGAGCATTCCGGCTTGACGGAAGAGCAGATCGCGATTCTGCAAGGCGATCAGTGGGTCGAGGTCGTCGCCCAGAAGCCGGGCGAGCCGCAAGTTATCATGGTGCCGGGGCCGACAGGCCAAATGATGGAAATGCCGCTCCAGACCTTTGACGTAAAGGTCAAGCGGGTGGTTCGCTCCGGTCGTCTGCGTGTCGAGTGCATCGAGCCGGAAGACTTTCTGCTCGATCGCAACGCTACCTGCATCGAGAATGCCAGGTTCTGCGCACATCGCCGGGACGTAACGCGCTCAGAGCTGATTGAGTTGGGTTTTGACCGAGATTTGGTTGAGAACCTGCCGGTTGACCGCTTCTCCAATCTTCAGCAGGAGAAGATTTCGCGGGATGAAGCGTCTTCGTTGTTCTTCAACAACGTGGGCGACGAGTCCATGCTCACGGTTGAGCTGTTCGAGTGCTATGTCAAAGCTGACGTGGACGGAGACGGCATTGCCGAGACCGTGCGCGCCTATTACGCTGGCGCGGGCGCGACTGGCGAGCTCCTGGACTGGGAAGTCTGGGACGATGACCTGCCGTTCTCTGACATCCCCTGCGAGCCCGTGCCGCATCGCTGGGACGCGCGCTCTGTAGCTGACGACACCTCGGACATCCAGCGCGTCAAGACGGTTCTGACCCGTCAGATGCTGGATAACCTGTATTGGGTGAACAACCCGATGACGGAGGCCGAGGAGAACTCGGTCGTCAACCCGGACGCGCTGCGTAGTCCTCGCTTCGGCGCTACGATCTATCGCAAGAAGGGCTCGATGCCCATTACGCCCCTGAACATTCCGTTCATCGGCGACAAGGCTTTGCTCGGCCTTCAGCACTTCGACAACGTGCGGGAGATGAGGACGGGTGTTTCCAGGTCCACCATGGCGCTGGACCCTGAGGCGCTGCAAAACCAGACCGCGACCGCCAACCAGAATCAGAAGGACGCCGCGTATTCGCAGATTGAGTTGATCGCGCGCAACCAGGCCGAGCTGGGCTGGCGGCGTGTGTTTCGGCAGATCCTGAAGCTGATTGTCAAGCATCAGGACCGGCCGCGCACCATCAGGCTGCGCGATACGTGGGTTGAGATGGACCCGCGGGCGTGGAACGCCAACATGGACGCCACAATCAACATTGGCCTCGGCACGGGTTCTCGTGACCGTGACATGGCGATGCTGAACCAGATCCTGAACGTCCAGATGGCGATGACGGATCGCCTGGCGCAGGGTGGCTTCTCGGCCCAGGCGCTGGAGATGGTGCCCAAGATCAACATGACGGCGATCAAGCTCGCAGAAAGCGCGGGCATCAAGAACCCTGATCAGTTCTACCTCGACATCAAGCCTGAGATGCTTGAGCAGATGAAGCAGGAGGCGGCCAACCGTCCCGATCCTGAGATGCAGAAAGAGCAGGTCAAGGCTCAGACGCAGCTCCAGCTTGGTCAGCAGCAGGCTCAGCTTGACGCCCAGGCGGATCAGCGCAAGGCCCAGATTGAAGCCGTGCAGATGCAGGCCGACATCGAGGCGCAAAACAAGAAGACCGAAGCCGAGATGTTTCAGGCGCAGCAGAAATTCCAGATGGACAAGGAATTGGCCGTCCTGGAGTTCCAGCTTCAGCGTGAGTTGAAGCTGGCCGAGCTCGAGATGAAGCGGCAGATGCACGAACAGCAGATGGCGCAGCAGGCCGAACAGCACCGCCAGCAGATGGAAGCGGGCGTGTTTAAGACCATGCAGAGCCAAGAGGCTCACCAGCAGAAGATGGAAGCGGCCAAGGCTGCTCCGAGCGGAGAATAGGATAGATGGCGACGCTTTGGATCAAGGAGCACGCGAAGAAACCCCAATATGCAGGCGGACCGGATATCTGGTCTGAGCCGCCGCTGGCAACGCAGACGGTTACGTACACGGGCACGGCGGGACAGTCTTCGGCTTTCAATGCGCAGACGAAGTTCATCACGATCACGTCTGACGGAATTTTTGCATACCTCGTGGGCACCAACCCAACAGCGGTTGCTGGCACTGATTTCCGTGTCGGTACAGACCAGATCTTGACGTTTGGTGTTGAGTCGCCTCCGGGGACGGCGCCGTACAAGATTTCGGCTGTCACGACGACCTGAGGTCAAGCGATGATTGTCAGGCTCAAGCTTCAGTCTAGGCGTTTGGCCGATTGGCTGACAGATGGCGCCGAAGTGTCTTGGAAGGAGTTTCGATATGCTTTGCTGGCTACTCCGCCGGGAAAGTTTGTTTATGTGAGCTGTCGGGATCGAGACTATCTCTGGCCGGTCGATAGCGACGCCTATCGGGCAAAATGAGCAGCCATCTCGCCAAGGAAGCCGATCGGCTCAAGAACGACGAGATCTTCAACAAGGCATTGGCCGACATCCGCTCTGAAGCGCTCAACGCGCTCGCGACGGCTGATGCTGACAATTACGCAGTGATCGTTCGCTGGCAACAGCGCGTCGCTGTCGTTGACGAAATCCGCACCACTCTGGACCGCTACATCCTGGCGGTAGACGTGCAGGAAGACGCCGGCTCCTTCGCATAGGAACCCCGGAAAACCCAAAGGAAAATTGAATGTCTGATACCAACCCGGCTCCGGCCGCTGGTAACGACGAGCCGTTGTCTTTTGATGACGGCGTTGATGCACTCGCCGATGTTCTGACGGACCCGGAAACGGACCTCCAGGAGGAAGATCAGGCCCAAGAGGACAATACCGACGAAGCTGAAGCCGAGGGCGAAGAGCCGGAAGCTGAAGGCGCAGAGGGAGCGTCCGAAGAAGAAGCCACCGAAGAGAGCGAAGACGGACCCGGTTACGAGTCAGGCAAGTTTGCGGCCGATACCGCGAATGTGCGCCTGAAAGACGGCACCGTGATCTCCGTTCAGGAGCTTAAGCGCGGGTTTCTTGCACAAGCTTCGTTCACCCGAGGCACCCAGGAAGTCGCCAAGGAACGAGAGACCTTGGCCTCCCAAAAGGCCGAAGTTGAACAATACGCTCGCACCTTACAGGCGCAGCGGGATTTTATCCTTCAGGCGTCGCAGCAGTTCTTGCCGCAGCCGCCGGACGAATCGTTGCTGGATCAGACTTCGACCAGCTATGACCCGCTCCGGTACATGGCGGCAAAGCACGACTACGACAAGAAGGTCGGAGCGCTCACGCAATTGCAGCAAGCCGCACAGGCTGACCAGGCCCGGCTCACGCAAGAGCAGCAGCGTGCGCAGAAGGAATTGCGCGACCGCGAAGCCAAGATGCTTCTCGATGCCATGCCCGAGCTGAAAAAGCCGGAGGTATACGGGAAGTTCTGGAATGAGGCGGTCGATACGATGAGCGAGTACGGCTTCTCTGCGGAGGAGCTGGATGGCGCGATCGATCACAGGCTCTACAAGGTTTACCGCGATCTCGCGGCATACCGGAGAGCGCGCAAGAACCTTCCGGCCATCAAGAAAGACGTGCAGTCGAAGCCTGTTTTGACGGGCAAGAAGCGCATGGACCCGAAGGCGAAATCCTCCCGCGAAGCGCAGGTCAGGAAGGGGCAACTGAGCAAAACCGGCAGCTTTGAAGCTGGCGTGAGCTCGCTCATGGACCTTGATCTTTAACGGAGAGCCAAATGGCACAAGTTACCAACACTTTCGAGACCTACGACGCGGTAGGCAACCGCGAAGAGCTGGCTGATCGCATCTATCAGATCACGCCGGAAGAGACGCCTTTCCTCTCGCTGGTCGGCCGCAAGCCGGTTGTTTCCACCCACCCCGAGTGGCAGACCGATTCGCTCGCCGCGGTCGATACCGCCAATAACCAGCCGGAAGGCAACGACTGGAACTACGATGCGGTGAGCCCGACCACTCGCGTCGGCAACTACACCCAGATCTCCGACAAGAAGATCATCATCTCGCGCACCCAGGACAAGACCTCCAAGGCCGGCCGCAAGTCCGAACTGGCCTTCCAGGTCGCCAAGAAGGGGGTCGAGCTGCGCATCGACATGGAAGCGATCGTCCTGTCCAATCAGGCTTCGACCGCCGGCACTGGCAACGGCGCCAGCAATCGCAAGCTCGGCGGATTCCGCGCATGGCTCGCCAGCAACGACGCGATGGGCTCCGGCGGCGCCTCCGGCGGCTTCAACAGCTCGACCAGCGTTGTTGACGCGGCCACCAACGGCACCCAGCGCGCCTTCACCAAAGCGATCTTGGATTCGGTGATCCTGTCCACCTACAACGCGGGCGGCGTCCCCAAGACGCTGATGCTCTCGCCCTACGCCAAGACCGTGTTCTCGACCTTCATGTCGGACTCGAACGTTGCGCCGCAGCGTTATGAGACCCCGAGCAGGGGGCAGACCACGATCGTTGCTGCGGCCGACATGTATCTGTCGGACTTCGGCCCGGTCTCGGTTGTTCCCAACCGCCAGATGGCGCGTGCGGGTGCTGGCGTGGCGCGTAATGCCTTCCTGGTTGACCCGCGCATGGTGTCGCTCGGCGTGTTCGATGACATCCAGCTCGTGAAGCCGGCCAAGACTGGTGACGCGGAGAAACGCGTGCTCGTGACCGAGTACACGCTCCTCGTGAACAACGAGGCCGCTCACGGTGTCGCCGCCGACCTCTACGGCCTGACTTCCTCGACCTAAGGAGCTATTGAAATGGGTTATCCTTTTGCACCCCTCAGCATCACCGCTGATATCACGCTCGATCGTGACGTTCACGCCAATGGCCCGTTGCTCCGGTTCGCTGTTGCGGCCGGCGCCACGGTGACGCTGCCTGCTGCTTCTGGCACGGGTGATCGTTATCGCTTCCTTGTCCACACGACCGTCACGTCGAACAGCGCCAAGATTCAGGTCGCGAATGCGACTGACGTCATGGAAGGCATGATCATGACCTGTCAGGACTCGGGCGATACCGTTGTTGGCTGGGAAACAGCGTCCACCTCGGACACGATTTCTCTGAACGGCACCACTACCGGCGGCATCAAGGGCGATTACATCGAACTCGAAGATGCCATCTCCGGTTTCTGGCGCGTTCATGGCATGACCTCGGCGACGGGCACGGAAGCGACGCCGTTCAGCGCAGCCGTTTCGTAACGATCACAGAGGCGGCCTTCGGGCCGCCTTTTCTTTTCGGAGTGAGAGATGCCCAAAGGCGTCTATGAGCGCAAACCCAAGGAAATCCCAGATATGGCTTCCGAACCCACCGCCTCGCAGAAACTGTTTCCTGTTCTGTTGAACAAGAACTATGTGCCGCTCGGCGCCTACGAAATTGTTGGCTATCTCAAAGAAGAAGTGAAGCGCAAGAACAACGCCGGCCAGTGGGTTACCATTGAAAAGGAAGAGTTCATCGAGGGCGAGATGAAGCCGCACGCATCGCCTGGCGTTGGGTATGCAGGCAAGATATGGGCCGGCACGCATATCAAGCTCCCGATCGACGAGGCCAAGCACCTCGTTTCCAAGAAGATCGCCGAACGGGCCGATGTCATCGCTGCCTGATCCGTCACGAATCCCCGACGAAGCCTGGGAGTTCGAAAAGTTCTCTGAAGACGGGCTGAGGCGCCACTACGTCTATTGGATCGACAAGTCCAAGGGACTCGGCTTTCGCAAGACCGAGAACCTTGTCGAGGAACAGCTTTTAGCGGCCAATCGCGAGAGCCTGAACGACTCTTACGGCAAGCGCTTTCGTGACGACGCTCTTGGGACGAGGGTGGCGAGCATCCCGCTAAATATCTTCTATCGCGATTTCGCTAAGCGCCTGAAAGAAGGCGACACGGATTTCGTGAAGCATTGGCTCAATAGTGAGCAGAACCGTCCTTATCGCACCTTTCGGGGTCAGCTTTAAATGGCAATTGCCAACTATACTGATCTCCAGAGCGCGATTGCCGGATGGCTTGCACGCGATGACCTGACGTCACGCATTCCCGACTTCGTGACGCTTGCGGAAGCAAAGTTCAATCGCGTTCTGCTTCACCCAAAGATGGAGACCAGAACCACGCTCACGGTTGATACTGGCGCTAGCAGCCCGGAATTCCTGAGCCTTCCGAGCAACTTTCAAACGATGCGGAGTGTACGGCTCAGCGGCGTGGTTGGCAAGCCGCGCCTGGGTTTCATGACGCAAACCCAGATGGATGATTATCGGTACAGCATCGACAATGTCAGCGCACAGCCGGCCTATTTCTCCGTAACGGCCGATCAGATCGAGTTGGCGCCGACGCCGAACCAAAATTTTACTGTTCAGATTGTCTACCGCGCCAACATTCCCGCGCTTGCGAGCAATTCGACCAATTGGCTTCTGACCTTGGCGCCTGATCTGTACCTTTACGGATCGCTGCTCGAGGCGGCGCCGTACATGCAGAACGACGAGCGGATTGCGGTCTGGGGTCTTGCCGTGCAGACGGTAATTGAACAGCTCAACGCCCTCGGCGAGCGCGAGAGCGCCAATTCCGGGCCTAGCACGGTCTGGCTGCCTGGAGTTACCCCCTAAATGCCGCTCCTGCCTTACGGGGCCTGGCAGCCGGACGCGTCTGATTATGAGAGCCAGACGAAGGCGCACGACATCAATAACGTTCTGCCGCGGGCGGACGGGTATGGTCCGTTCCCGGACTTCGCCATTCTCTCGCAGGCGCTTCCTGATACGTGCCGAGGGGCATTCTACGCGCTGAAGTCAGACGGTTCGGTTGCGGTCTTCGCAGGCACATCCAAGCGGCTCTACCTTGCGAACAATACCGACTATTCGTGGATTCCGGTCTCGAAGACGACGACTTGCACGATCTCGGCGGCAAGCCCTGGTGTCATCACTGAGACCGGGCACGACTCGGCTGTCAATGAGCCGAAGGTCTTCTCGAACAGCGGCGGCGCACTTCCTGCCGCGATCACGGCCGGTACAGTCTACTACGTCAAGACGGTCCTGAGCGCGAACACCTACACGATCTCTGCCACGCCGGGCGGCGCTGCGATCAACACGGCAACGACCGGGACCGGCACGCATTCGGTTACGCATCTTTATTCTACGCTGTCTGACGATGCACAGTGGCAATTCGTGCAGTTCGGCAATCTGGTTAAGGCGACGCAGAAGAATACGGTTCTGCAAACCTATACGTTGGGCACGTCGGCGGCCTTTGCCGATAATGCAGGCTCTCCACCCCAGGCGTCCTATATCTCGGTTGTCGGGCGATTTCTGGTGCTCTCCGGGCTTCTCTCCAACCCGTTCCGCATCCAGTGGTCGGCGCTGAATGATACGACGGGCTGGACGGCTGGTGTTGATCAGTCGGATTTTCAGGACTTCCCGGACGGCGGCATTGTCCGCGGTGTGGCCGGCGGCGAGTTCGGCACGGTGTTTCAGGACCAAGCCATTCGGCGGATGTCTTATATTCCCGGGTCGGATCTGATCTTCCAGATCGAGCGCATTGCGCAGGATCAGGGCCTGTTCGCGCCCTACAGCATCGTTCGGGCTGGCATCTATACATTCTTCCACTCCGCGCAGGGCTTCTTCAAGATTGCGCCTGGTGGTCTTCCCGAGCCTATCGGGCGCGAGAAGGTTGACCGCACGTTCTTTACCGACCTCGACAAGACCGAACTGCGGATGTTCATCGGCGCATCCGATCCGCGGGCAACTCGGGTGTTCTGGGCCTATAAATCGACCTCTGGAACGACGGGCGCTTACGATAAGATCATCGGGTACGACTACGTTCTCGACCGCTGGTTTCGGATCAATATGGCAGGGGAATACCTGCTAGGCCTGTCGCAGCCCGGCATTACGCTTGAAGGTCTCGACGCTCTATCGGCGTCGATCGACGCGCTGGCAGCTTCGCTGGACAGCTTCGCAGTGGCAACGCAGCCTCTGATCGCTCAGTTCTCCAGCGCTCACAAGATGGGCTTCTTCTCTGGATCAAACCTGGAAGCGACGCTGGAGACGGCAGAGCAGGGCACGGACGGCCGGCGCATCTTCGTGAACGGTTTTCGGCCGATCACCGACGCTCCGACCTTCTACGGAACGTGCTCCTATCGCGAGACGCAGCAGGACACGACGACGTCAACCACGGAGATTGCGCGCAACTCGCGGACGGGGCGCTGCGACATGCGGCGATCGACCCGGTATTCCCGGTTCAAGATCCGCGTTCCTGCCTCGACCGTCTGGACCTTTGCGGCTGGCGTTGAACCCGATGTGAAGGTTGAGGGCCTGACCTGATGGTCTACGCTCCGGGCACGCTCGAGACCGATCCGAAAAAGCAGAACATGGCGCTGCAACAGCAGGCCAGTTCGATTAAGACCAATACGGCCGACATTGCGACCAACACGGCCAACATCGCCACAAACACGGCCAACATTGCGACAAATACCGCGAACATTGCCACCAACACGGCGAACATCGCGACCAACACTTCGGACATTTCTGCGCTCAAGACACCGGGTTATGGGCTTACTTATTCCGGTGGGCTGATTGTCGGGCTTTCCAAGATCACGGCCTCTCTGGGCGCCGACGTGACTCTGAACAATACCGCCAACTATTTCGACGGGCCGAGTTGTGCGCAGGGAACCACGGGGACATGGCTAGCAATAGGACAGGTCGTTTGTGTTGACACGTCTAGCGCGGCCAGTTTCAACGCAAAACTATGGGATGGCACAACGATTATAGCCAGCGGTAGCACCACAACCGGCGGCGCAAACTTCAGAGGTCAGATTTTTTTATCCGGTTTCATTACCTCACCGGCGGCAAATATAAAAATTTCAGTCAGCGATATCCAAACGACAAATGGACTGATCAAGGCCAATACAACCGGCCTTTCAAAGGATTCGCAATTGACGGTCGTTAGAATTGCCTAATCTGATCTGCATAGATCCGGCCCGCATTGATGAGATGTGGCCGCATGTGCGGGACAAGATCAGGGCTGCGGTCGAGCGAACGGGTCTCAGCAGCTTCGCTGATATTGAAAGCGACGTTCTTGGGGGCGCTTCGCTCGTCTGGATCGCCTGGAATGGCAGCGAGATCATGGCGGCTGCGACCACGCAGCTTGTGAAGCCATACGACAAGGTTTGCGAGCTGACTGCTTGCTCTGGATATGGTCTGGCGCAGTGGCTGCCTCTCTTTAAGCAGATTGAGCAATACGCGAAGGCCGAAGGCTGCGCGAAGATGCGCATTTTCGGCAGAAAAGGATGGGAACGAGTGCTGGACGGATACCGAGTTGAGCACGTCGTTTTAGAGAAGGGCCTTTAGATGGGCGGGAAATCGACTAGTACGACCACGCAGCAGAGCGAGACCAACCCTTGGGCGCCTGCGCAGGGCACCCTCACGGGCATTCTGGGCCAGCTCAATAGCTATCTGCCGCAGACGGGCCTTACGAGCGCACAGAACAACGCGCTCAACACCATCGAGCAGAACAACGCGACGGCTGGGCAGTATAATCCAGCCATCCAGAGCTACACGTCGGATATGCTCAATGGCGGCGGCGCGCTGAACCAGCAGGGCGCGATCAACAATGCCTATCAGCAGTATTACAACCAGACCAATCCGCTCGCCTCAAACACGAACTATAACCCGTATGACACGGCCGGATTCAAGGATGCAGTCAACACGCTGACCTCGGACATCACCAACGGCGTCAACAGCAAGTTCGCAGCGGCGGGCCGTGACTTCTCTGGCTCGAACTCGCAGGCGCTCGGTCGCGGCATCACGCAGGGCATCGCCCCGACGATCATGGCGCAGTACAATCAGAACGTCCAGAACCAGCAGGGCGCGGCCGGCAACCTCTATAGTGCCGGCAACACCACGGCGGGCCTCAATACGGGCTTGCAGAGCTTGTACAACTCGAACCGCGGCACGGGTGTTGGCGCGGTTGGAACGGGCCTCGACGCCATGAACGAGGGCGCCAAGTCCACCTTGGCGGCGGAAGCTCAGCGGTTTGGCATTCCGGTCTCCAATCTTGGCCTTCTTGCCCAGATCGGCGTCCCCATCGCGGGGCTTGGCTCCCAGAACTCGGGGACCGCGACGCGGACGGATCAAATGTCCGGAGTCGATCAGTTCGGCAAGATCATGAGCGGCATTGGTAGCTTTAGCAATGGTCCTAACGGGCAAAGCGGGGGCACTGGAATCATGGGGCTATTGAATTTCCTGTAAACCTCGAAAAAGCGCTTTGCGGTTGATTCGGGAAATGGTAATTCATGATGGCGGTTTTAGTAGTTCGTGAGGCTCTACTCCAAGATGGTTGCGCCATTCTTTGAGATAGATGCGAGCCTTGGCCATAGGATGCTCCATGGATAGAGAGTGCAGGAACTGCGAGTTCTTCGACCGCGCCATCCTTGAGAAAGATGGAGGATATTGCAAGCGCCGAGCGCCGCAAGCATCGCTTGATGTCCATTACATGATGTTGAAGCTACTAGCTGATCTTCACTTTGAAAAGTTTAATGGGGACACGGCCCTGTCCGAGGGAATGGACGTTGAGGGGCACGATCCGGAACGGCCAAGTTGGCCTTGGGTTGACGCGGATCAGTGGTGCGGCGAATTCGAAGCCGGCCGAAGCGATTAATGTGAACGCTAATGAGGCGACAAGACTGCCCGCCTCTGGCGGGCTTTTTGTTGGCCTCTTGAACTTCCTGTAGGATATCAATGGCTGGTCTTCTCGACTATCTTTCTGCTCCGAATGCTGGGAATGGGATTGGGGGGCTGTTGAGCTATCTCAACTCTCCGCTCTACCAAAGCCCGTTGCTGATGCCGCAGGTGGCTCCGCAGCCGCAGTATGATGCGATGGGCAATTATACCGGCGTCACGCCAGATGCGCCCAATCCGTTCGGCCCTATTCCGCAGATGAATACGCCGACGCCGACTCAGTTCTCGCCTCCGTCTGTCTTTAATGGCGGCGTGACGGCGGCTCCTGTCGCCGGCTTGCCTTCGCTCGGTCCTCAAGGGCCGGCCCCTCAGCCTGTTGCGCCGCAAGCGCCTCAACAGGCGCAGCCGGACAATCCAATTTCGGTTGGCGGCTATCAGATGCCGCGCATCGGCAATTCTGATCAGTTTGCGCCGCAGCAGGCCATGACGCCGCCCAACGCGGCGCCAGCACAAGGTCAAATGCCGGCTGCCATGCCATCTGGCGGTCCTCTCCCGCCTGCGCTTGAGGGGCCGTCTGCGCTCGGCCGTCTGTTCAACCCGAACGGCCTGATTGCAAAGTTGACCGGCAACGACACGCGGTCTCAGGCGCAGCAAAACCTCCGCGCTCAATATGAGGCGCTTGTGCCAATCGTGGGGTCGCAGAAAGCCATGCTTGCGGTTTTGAACCCGGAGGCGGGCAAGACGATTCTTGCTCAGGCGCTTGAGAAGAAGAATTACGGCTTTACGAAGCTGGACAACGACACGCTCCTCCGTACAGACCCTCTGACTGGCAAGGCCGAGATTGCCTACGGCGGCGATGAAAACAGAGTTGGTGTCGCCGGCCCAGATGGGAAAATGATCCCGTACCCCGCTGGACTGGATGCAGCCGGCCGCAAGGTGTTCGCGAACGAAATTGCGAAAGCCAACGCTGATGCCTCTATCGGCAAGAAGACCGAAGTGCAGGGCGCGGCTGAGCAGTTCGCCAACCGCATGGAGAACGCCGAGAAGAGCTTCAGCAAGGTCAGCGGAGAGGGATTGGGGCTGTCTGGCGCCGCGCAGAGTGCCGCTGGCGCTGTCCCCGGCGTTGGCAATTTCCTGAAAACTGAAAACTTCCAGAAAATGGAGCAGGCCAAGCGTGAGTGGGTGACTGCTCTGCTCCGCAAGGAATCGGGCGCCGCGATCGGCAAGGACGAATATACGCAGTATGACCGCCAGTTCTTTCCGCAGCCTGGAGACGGTCCAAGCGTTATTGCCCAGAAGGCGGAAGCGCGTCGTGTCGCAACTGAAGCCCTGAAGAAGTCGGCGGGGCCAAGTTACAAATCTCCGAACAACACCACTCAGTCGGGCGTTAGCTGGAGCATCGTGCAATAATGCCTGTCCTCGACATTGGCGGCACGCGCGTATCGGTTGATGACAGCTTCCTCAAGCTGGCTCCAGAGCAGCAGAACGCGACCGTTGAGGAGATCGCAAAGTCTCTGCCAAAGGCAGCATCCTCCGAGCCCTCAGTTGGTATCGGAGAGGATCTGGCGAACTCGGCAAAGACCGTGCCCGGTCGCATTGCGGCAAGCGTGCTTGGCCTTCCCGGTGATCTCTATCACCTTGGCTTGCGCGCCCTCGGTGACAATCTGACGCCGCGGTCTGAATATGGCTCCGAAGCCATTCGGGAGTCGCTCGGCTCGAATTACGAGGCTCAGCGGGAGCCCGGAAGGCTTCTTCAGAAAGCGGCGGACTTCGCGCCCGCCATTATTGGCGGTCCTGAAGGTCTGGCGCTCAAGGCCGCAACCCGCGTTGCCATTCCTGCGCTTGCGAGCGAAGCGGGCGGGGCGGTTGCTGGTCCCTATGGCGAGGTTGCCGGCGCGTTGCTGGGTGCAGGCGGCGCGTCTGCTGCGGCTCGCAAATTCCAGCAGATGGGCGCGGCTCGATCGGCTACCAGTGCTATCCCAACCGCAGAAGATACCCTCAAGGCAGCGCGCAGCCAGTTCAAGGCCGCTGAAGACATGAATGTGGTGCTGAAGCCTGACTTCACCACCAACACCGCAAATGACATGCGCGCTGCTTTGAGGGGCTTCGACCCTGAGGGACAGGCACCCGTCTTCAAGGCGGTCGATAGGCTGGAAGCATTGGGCATCTCTGCTCCCGGCCTTCCTCCGGTTGCCGTTCCAATGAACGAGGTCGAGCTGATCCGCAAGCAGCTCACGAACCTGAAGATGAGCCCGGATGCGCCGACGCGCGAGGCCGCCCGCAAGGCCCTCGAAACGCTGGTCGGCAACCAGAAGGGCTTGACCGCGGCGGACGTGATCGCTGGCGATGCTGCGGCCTACAGCAAGACGATGCAGGACGCAGTTGGCAACTACGCCGCCGGCAAGCGTTCCAATACGGTCATGGGCAAGGCTGCCTTGGGTGATCTCAACGCCGCGACTGCCGGGTCTGGAGCGAACGAGGACAACGCGCTTCGTCAGGCCATCAAGCAGCTCGTGCGGCCCGTCAACAATGACATCGTTCCGAAGGCGTCGCGTCTTGGTTTCAATCAGCCTGAAATCGACGCGATGAATCAGGTTGCGCGCGGGACTGCCATTGGCAACACGGCTCGATATATCGGCAAGCTCGCGCCGTCCGGCAGCGTGTCTGGCGTTCTGAGTGCTGGCGCGGGCTACGGTGCGGCGGGTCCATTCGGCGCGGTTGCTCTTCCTGCCGCCGGTTATCTCGCAAAGAAAATCGGCGATATGTCCACCAAGAGCGCAATCAAGACGCTGGACTCGCTCGTCCGCTCAAGGTCTCCGCTGGCTCAGCAGGTTGCGGCTCAGTTGCCGCCGCAGGTCGTCGCTCAGCTCCCGACGAAAACGCAGCGCATCTTGCAGAGCCTAGCCTTGGCGGCGCCACCCCTGCGTCAGCAGATAGGTCAACCCGTAGGCCAGCCCGTAGCCCAATAGGGCCGGAATCAGTCCGTTCGGCGTCCATTTCCAGTGAATGTTCGATGCCATCACCGCAAACATGATCAGACCTTGAAGGCAATACCACCACATGGCGCTAGACCAGTCCTATCTTGATGCCATCAAGGGCTTTGAAGGCTACTCGGCTGCCCCGGCATGGGACTACAAGCAAAGTAGCTCCGGCTATGGCACCAAGGCCCAGCCTGGTGACGAAAACATTCCGGCTGATCAGCTGAAGGGCGTTCACGAGCAGCGTTTCCAAGATGAGGTTGGCAAGGCCGCCTCTAGTGTAGATAGCTTCGCTCCGAACCTGCCCCCAGGGGCCCGAGCTGCGCTTACGTCCCTGACATATAACGCAGGACCAGGTTGGCAGCAATCCGGGCTAGGGCATGCGATCAGGGCCGGCGACTACGACAAGGCCCGGGGCATCTTCCTCCAATACAACAAGGCGGGCGGCGAGGTTAACCCCGGACTTGTGGCGCGGCGCCAAAAGGAAGCCGCGTGGTTCGGCGGACAGCCGCAGGACGCTCCGCAGTCGGGGCAACCCCAACCCGCACAGACGGCCCCCGCAGCCCCGGCAAGCGGTCTTCTGGCGCAATCCCCGGCATCCGCTCCCGCCGGGCTGGCCGCGCCCGCTGTCGGCGGGCTGCTCCAGTCCCCGATCTTTCCGCAGCAGGCAGAGCAAGCCGCCCCAGCCAATCCCGGCCTGTTTGCTCAGATCCCCGCTGAGCAGGCCATGCAGGCCCCTCCGATCCAGTTCGCCCAGCGGCGCCCTGTCAACCTGACTGGCTTGCGCAACGCCTTGCAGCAGCGCGCTCCGTTCTTCGCACGAGGATAATCGATGGCATTGCCCTTCTACAACTGGTCGCTCACCGCGGCCAGCAACGCTACGGCTGACTCCACGGTGAACTGGGCGGAAGGGCAGGCGCCCTCAACCGTCAATGATTCGGCCCGCGCCATGATGGCATCCACGGCGGCATTCCGGGATGACACCTCTGGTTCTCTTGCAACCGGAGGCACATCTACGGCTTACACCCTGGCCACCAATCAGGTCTTTGATAGCCTTGCTCATCTCAATGGTAAGGTTGTCGCATTCACGCCACACACGACGAACGGCGCGACTGTTACGCTCAACGTTGACGGCCTTGGTGCCAAGCCCCTTCGCGCGCAGTCCGGCATAGAACTGCAATCCGGCGTCCTGATCCAGGGCACGCCTTACGCCGCGCTCTACAACAACTCGGATCAGGTCTTCTACCTCTTCGGCGTCGGCGCCAATCCTGGCATTCCGCTCGGCTCAAGCATCGACTATTGGGGCAGCAGCGCGCCAACTAGCGCCTTTGCTTTGGCCTACGGTCAGGCCATCTCCCGCAGCACATATGCGACGCTGTTCTCGCTGCTCAGCACGACCTACGGCTCCGGCGATGGCTCGACCACGTTCAATCTGCCCGATCTCAGGGGGCGTATTATCGCTGGCAAGGATGACATGGGCGGCAGTGCCGCGAGCCGATTGTCTGCGAGCTTCTTTACGTCGCCGACGACGCTAGGCGGTACGGGTGGCTCTGAATCTAGGCAACTCGCAACGTCCAACCTGCCGCCCTATACCCCGGCGGGTACGAACGGAACCGTTACCGTCACTTCAACGCGCGGAGACGTCGCGGTATCCCCTACCTCTTCTTCAACCGGCGGCGGTCAGTTTAGCATTGGCTCGACAAGCACAAACGGCGTCACAATTACATCGACCGGCTCAGGTCCGACCTTCACGGGTACAGCGCAGGGCGGCACAAGCGCCGCATTCGGCATCATTCAGCCGACCATTATCGCGAACATCCTGATGCGCGTCATCTAGAGCGTACCGCGCCAATATCTGAATGCGGCCATAATCGCGCCGCCGAACGTCAGGCCGGCGGCAACAATCAAGAGCTGGTCGATCAAAGCCACTTTGTAAGCCAGTCCCAAGCGTTAAGTACTTGCTGCGCTCTGGCTGAGTGTTGCGCGCCCTCGGGGCGAAACGCAATGAATGTGCCAATCTTGAGGATGGGGAAGCCGACCACAACGGCAATGATCCACCACGTGGCGATGGTTTCTATCCGTTGAACCCAGCGTTCTGGGATTTGGCGTTCGAATTGGCTGTCGTCCATTGCCTTACCTGATCGGCCTCATCTTGACGCATTCGCCGTCAAGCAGTCCGTTCATGCATTCCATCTTGGTTTCTGGAATGAGCGCACCAGCCAGATCGAAATGCATAGGCCAATCGTAATCGCCGTCTTGTTGAACACCTGAGCCTCCTGCGGGCCGGGAAGATACACCCACAACCCTCGATAGATCAACGGCAACCGAAAGGACCTGCCAATGCACGAACCTGCGTCCATTCGGTACAAAAATCCGGGGGCTATGTGGCCCGGCGCCATTGCCACGAAATGGGGCTCCAAGAGGTGGGTTTACCTCAACGACGGCACCGGGCAGGGCGGGGACGGCCACGGCAACAAGATCGCCATTTTCGACAATTGGGTTGATGGCATCTGCGCCCAAATCGATATGTGGCGGACGAAACCGGCCTACAAGAACAAGAAGTTCAAGGACGCTATCGCGGTCTGGTCCGGCGGCAATAACGTCGAGGACTACATCGCCTATGTCCTGAAGCGCGTTCCTGGAATGAAGCGCGACACGGTCATGAACGACGCCTTTTGGCGCGGCCCCTTAGGGCTCGCCTTCCTCAAGGCTCAGGCCGGTCACGAGGCCGGCAAGCCTATCCCGGCGCCCGATGCTGACTGGATCGAGGCGCAGAGGCGGGTGTTCAAGTCGGCCGATGCGCCGAAGAAAGCCGGCGGTGTTGTAGCTGGCGGCACCGTGGCTGCGACCGTAGCCCATCATTTCGATTTCAGCACGCCAATCATCGTCGCCGTGGTGCTCGCCGCCGCGGCAATCGCATTTGCCATCTGGAGGGCCAAGAAGTGATCTGGGACAAAGTCAAAGCAGCCGCGCTGTGGGTCTGGAATTGGGTCACGGTGCTTGTGACGATCGTGTTCGGCTTCCTGTCCGTCACCCTCGATTATCTTGAACAGCTTGCCGGCGTCGATCTCACCCAAATCATGACCGAGCGTCGGGCCGCTCAGATCGCGTTTTGGACGGCGATCACCAAGGCCAGCGTCGCGACCTATAACGCGATGAAGGCACCCAAGGATGCTTAGCCTCATTCTTGGCGGGCTCACGCAGCTCGCGACGGCCGCAGTCACGGCATACAACAAGTCGAAAGACGTTTCGATAGCCGCCATCCAATCGGCGGGCGGCATCGCTGCCGCTCAGGCTCAGGCCATGACCGCCTGGATCGGCCATCCGCTCTCGCCGCCGTCGATCATGTGCTACGGTCTCGCCGGCTGGTTCTTCAAGGCCGCATTTCTGGACAAGGTGGTTGGTCCTGCCCTTGGCTATCAGTGGCACACGGACACACTTTCCGGCGACCTGAAAGACATCGCCATGATCGTTGCGTCTGGGATGTTCTTCTCGGGTATCGCGTCGATCGTGAGGCGCGGCCAATGAGCTTCTTCGACCTCCTCCCCCAAACGAAAGCAGAAGCAATCAGCGATGCCGTGGCCCTAGGGGCGGTTTCGTCACCCCTCTGGCTTCACGAGACCTCCGAAATGGCAAGAGACCTTCTCCCGTGGTTCGGTATCGCGTGGTTGGCCGTGCAGATCGTCGTCAAGATCCACACCACGTACTGGAAGAAGCCCTAATGGTGCGGGCGGTTCTTCTCGCCCTCACGGCCGCAACTTTGCTCTGTCTCTGGCTCGACAGGCCAACTCCCGTGAAGTCCGTTCAGGTCGATTACTGCGTGATTTCGTATCGCGCTCTGGCGAGGGACCAGTTCGGGCTTCCTCACATCGTATGGACCCAGGGCTGGGGGCCATGCTCTCAGCTCGACAGATTCGAGAACATTTGAATGAAGATCGATAGAGGCGGCACGGGATGGATTATTTTCATCCTGGCGGCCGTGATTTCGCTTGTCTTCCTGGTGTCGGCGCTGGTTGGTGTAGCGCGGGGTCAAGATCACTCCGGCCATCGGCCGCAAGACATCGAGCTTCACCACAAGTTCTACAATAGCTGGATGATGCCGGACAATCGGGCGGTCTCCTGCTGCCACGATCAGGATTGCCGGCCGGCCGAGGCCAGAATGGTCAATGGACAATGGATGGCTCGGCAAGAGGGCGACGACGGCGACTTCACGCCTATCCCGCCGAACAAGATCGAGACTGAGCGCGATACGCCGGACGGGCGGAATCACCTTTGCGGTCGGCGCAGTGGGCCGCACGATTTCACCACGTTCTGCTTCATTGCCGGCGCTGGAGGCTGAATGACGGCTGCGACGACGACGGACGAAGAGTTCATCGCGTTATTCGATGCATTGGGGGCGACAAAGACAGCCAAGATTCTAAAGGTTCAAGAACACAACGTCTACAAGAGGCGCCGCAGACTGGAGGCGCTTTTCGGGCCGATCTCGGCGCCATCTAGACCTAGGCCAACTGTTCCGGGGCGCCATGCCCTGGAAATCAAGAACGGGTCGGTATTGATCGGCAGCGACTTCCACATCTGGCCTGGCCAGCCATCAACCTGTCTCAGGGCGTTCAAAAAGTTCGTTGCCGACATCAAGCCCGCTGCCGTCATCCTCAACGGCGATGTGATGGATTTTCCGCGGATCAGCCGGCATCCTCAGAATTGGGAAAGCGCACCAGACCCGCAGGAAGAAATTGAGGCGGCGCAGGACCATCTCAACGACATCGTGC